TTAAAAAGAGCAGAAACGTGTGGGTTTGGTATTGCGCCAGCCATTTGCTGCATAATGGAAAAAACTTGGTTACCAAGTCCACCACCACCTGCTACCCCTTGAGCAGCATACGCTAAACCAGCCATGCCATTATCTGCTAATGCATTTGTAACAGTTCCCATATTTGCTGGATTAGAAGCATTGGCTCCAATTGCACCAACTATCCCCAATTCCAAATGACCCTCATATGAAATTTCATGACGATCTTCTAATGTTCTAGGAAGGGGAAGAATAATAACATCTCTAACTGTCATTTCTGCTACTTCGTTTGACGCTGGGCGGCTGTACTGTTTAATTTCCAAACGCATGTGATAATCGCCAATTGAAGCTGGAAACCTTAAAACTTCTGAGCCGAGTTCTTGATTTTCAGGCTCCAAAACGTTTGGAGCGTCAACATTAGCATCAATTGTACCGCGTGCTAATTCGATTTCTTCTTTTGTTGCTCTGTTGATGTCTTTACCCAAAGCGCCAAAAAACTCTGCTGCGAGGTCTGCTACAATGGCATCACCTAACTGACTCGCAATACTTTTACCAGAGCCTTGACCCAAGCCAACTTTTGCCAGAGCGTCTGACAACGCACCAACCAGTTTGTCCTCTGCTTTGGCGGCGAGTTTGTCAGCCAAACTGTTGGCAAACTTCTTAATTGGGTTATTTTCTTTTTTGAAAATATCTGATATGTTGGTGTCTGCCATTTATTTCGCCGAAGTAGAGTATACGGATTATTTATAAATATCTCTCATGGCTTACCAAGGTGTGTTCAAGCCCAAAAATCCACAAAAGTATTTGGGCAACCCTACAAATATCGTTTATCGTAGCCGCTGGGAACTGAAGTTCATGATGTATCTTGACTCCCAGCAGAACGTTATCCAATGGGCATCAGAGGAGTTTTGCATCCCTTATCGTTCGCCGATTGATAACAGGGTTCATAGGTACTTCCCAGACTTTTTGGTGAAAAAGAAAACACCCGAGAATCAAATAGAGACGCTTGTCGTAGAAATCAAACCAATGAGTCAATCACGCCCACCAGCACCACAATCGGGCAAACCGACACGCTCCTACCTCCGCGAAGTGTATAACTGGGGGATAAATTCTGCCAAGTGGGAAGCGGCGAATAAATATTGTGGGGAAAGAGGATGGAAATTTCTGGTAATTGGGGAAAAAGAACTTGGCATCAATTTTTGAGAAAATAGTGGTTCAAGGCATCCGTGAGGGTAAAGTCCCAGCACGTACACAAGATGCTCGTAATTGGTATAGAGAAACTGCTCAAAAAGTCAGCAATGTCAACGAGCGAGCAATACTGAGAAACGAAAAAGAACGACTGGTGAATCAGCCAATTGTTGGTAGTATGTACATGTTCTACTATGACCCAAAATACTCTGAAGAGTTACCATATTATGATAAATTTCCACTGGTTTTTCCTTACATAAAAGCAGAAGGTGGTTTTTACGGACTCAACCTTCACTATTTACCGCTGCAATATAGAGCAAAATTGATGGATGGGTTGTATAGTTTTGCTAACAACACTCGTTACGATGAGTCAACGAAATTGAAAATGAGTTACCAATTGTTATCACAAACTGCAAAATTGAGATACTTTTCGCCATGCATCAAAAGATACTTGACCAGTCATCTCGCATCCAAGTTTATATACGTTTACCCATCAGAGTGGGATATTGCATTGTTTTTACCAACAGAAAGATTTGCCAAAAAGACCAAGTCACAAGTCTGGGCAGATTCTAAACGTATGCTCAGAGGCATCTAATAAATGGAAAACCCAGCAGAATATTTCACTCAATTATTTACTCAGTCGCCAGATGAACAAAAGGCAGCGAGTGAGCAAAAGAACCTTCCATCAAGCGAAGAAAAATTAGAAACGGTTGTTGTAGGCTCTAGAAGCAAAACATTTAACATCAATGAGTTTAGAACAGAACTGAATGTAAATGGTGTTTTACGTAATCACAGTTTCACTTTGATTATGTCTCCTCCATTAATGTTTAATGAGAGTGAACAATTCAAAACTGTATTTGGCGATGAAACATTTGGAGACCCAATTCAAAATCCAGACCTCCGAAATTTAGTAATGCGTTGTGAGTCCGTGACTATTCCTGGGGTAAACTTTTTTACATCAGACAACATTAGAAGATATGGCTATGGTCCAATTGAACGTCGCCCTTATTTGCCACAATTTAACCCAATCACAGCGACTTTCGTTGTAGATCGTGCGGCTGAGGTTATTCGTTATTTTCACCTTTGGAATAACGGAATCATGAATCATGACGTTTTCTCAAACGGCATTCATGGTAACGTGGACAATTTTAAATCAAAACCATATTTTTTAAATTACAAAGATAATTACATTAGTCCACAATTGACGATATTCGTTTATGACGAAAAATTAAAACAGTCATTTGTTGTAAAATTAAGAGACGCTTACCCATTAACAACCACTGATATAAGTATGGCTTGGGGGGCAACTGATGATGTAATTAGGTATAGCGTGACATTCATGTTTACTGATATGGCGATAGATTTCTTACAAACATCTGCAACAGGTGGGTACATTTTAGGAAAATCTTCAGATTTGCCAGGTTTCAGTTCTGGAAAGGGGATTATTGATAAAATTAAAAATCTTGCTAATGGCAAAATTTATTCAGCCCAAGAAAAGATCGTTAACAAAATTTTAAAATCGTTTTAATGAAATGAGGAGTTAGTTATGGCTTTGCCAAAAATTCAGTCACCTACTTTTGAACTTGTAATACCATCGTTAAATAAACCAGCCACCTTCAGACCATTTTTGGTTAAAGAAGAAAAAATTCTTTTGATGGCGCAACAAAGCGGCGATGAAACAGAAGCGGTTAGGGCTATTAAACAAGTGGTAAACAATTGCTGTTTGAGTGATCAAATTGATGTTGAAAAACTCGCCATGTTTGATTTGGAATATATTTTCCTCAAACTCCGCGCAAGATCAGTCAACAACGTTATTGAAGTCTTTTACAAAGATGCTGAAGACGAAAAACAATACAAACTCCAAATCGACCTCGATGAAGTTGAAATGGTAGCGCCAAAGAAAATTGATAAAAATATCAAGATCAATAAAACCTCTGGCATCGTTATGAAGTATCCAAGTGCATCATTGATCGATGAAATGAAAAAGTTTCAAAATGAAGTTGAGATTCTTAATTTCTTTATCATCAAATGCTTGGATGAGATTTATGACGAAAACGATGTATACCCTGCATCAGAACAAACAGAAACAGAATTACAAGAGTTTATTGACAATCTTGATGTGAAGACCTTTGACAAAATTAGAAACTTCATGGAAAACATGCCAAGGTTAGAACACACTGTGAAGTACAAAAACTCATTGGATAAGGAGAAATCAGTAACACTGAGCACATTAAGCGATTTTTTTACCTTGCGCTGAGTCATACGAGTCTGATAAATTATTATAACCTGATGTTCTCGTTGGTTCAGCATCATAAATACTCTATTGGGGATCTTGAAAATTTGATACCTTTTGAAAGAGATTTGTATGTTCAAATGTTAATAGATTTTTTGGAAAAAGAAAAAGAAAAAAGAGAGCAAAAATAAATGCCATTACCTTTAGCACTAGCCGCTCCTGCGGTATTAAATTTGGTTGGTGGAACTGTTGCCAGACAAGCACTTATGACTGGGGCTCGTTCGTTGATAACGAGAGGGGCAGGTGGTGCAGGGAGAGTGTTAGAGGGAGAGTTTATTGCTGGTTCTAGAGCCGCTGGTGGACTGTTTAGAAAAAATGCGGGAGATGTTTTAGAGGGACAGGTAATTGGCGGTGGTTTACTCCAACGACTGGCAAAAAACAAACTTGCTCAAAATCTCGTCAAAGGTGCTGGATACGCTCTCCCATTTCTCGGAAATTTGGGTCGTGGCACTGCAAAAGTTGCAGGAAAAATTGGAACAGGGATTGCATTGGGCGCTTCCATGCTTGGGCGTTTGGGCGGCGCTGCTGCTGGTTTTTTAGGTGGTGATAACGGTGGACAAATTACTTCTTCAAATGGGGTTGAGGGGGCTTCACTAACCTCAACTGGAGGCGATGCAACAGCGT